GGCAAATAGGTTGCTAATGCTTGTTGTTTGCCTTGATCATTAGGTATTGCTGCAATCGCTGCTTTCAATTGACCTTTTTGGCTTGGTCCCATTGCCATTAATTTACCCGAGCCTGCGTTTTGTGTTGCTGTTGTTACTATATTATCAAGTTGTAATCGGGCTGCAGAAGGTATTTCATAACTTTTTTCTACTAATCGTTGCGCTTCTAATTTATTTTTAGCTGAAGAAATACTGGCTCTTAGTTTAAGATCATCATACTTTTCTTGCAACTTAACTAACTCTTGAAATTCTTCTAGTGCAACATCACTTGGAGGATTAGCAATAAGTTTTAACAATGCTTGATTGTTTTCTTTGTCTATTGTTAACTGGTCATACAACATTTTTTGTACAGCCACTTCACTTTTGTATACATTCATCAAGTCACGATATGCTGCAGAATACGCATCAACATAGTATTGCTCTCGACCCTTAATCATTTGTGCATAAAATTCATAATTAGGCATGTCAATTTACTCCTGCCAATAATCTATCAAATTCGTCATAAACAGCTTTTGTCGTTGAATCATTATTATTTCTATTAAATATTTTTGTAGTTCTTCCATCAGAATATTGAATTGATAAAATCTCATTATTACTGTTTACATCCAAAATAGTATATGATGCTTTACCATCTTCTGTTTTTATCATTTGACCTACTAATGGTAAATCTGGATTTATACCTGTATTATTATTTTGTTCTTTAGGTTGTGGGGTTTCTTTTGCTGGTTTTTCAGGTGGAGTTAAAACCTGCTGTTTAGTTTCATCAGGCAATACTTCTGGCATATTTCTTCCAAGCATTTCAACATATTCATTATTTTTTTCATCAGATATAGCCTTTTCTCCTGTTGTTTCTGCTAAGTTTTTCAATAATGCCGCTTCTCTTGCTTTTATAGATGCTGCCATTTCTGGTGCTGCCTGATAATCTCCATAGGCACTTATAGCTGCACTACCCATTTGTCCTAGGCCACTAGCAATTCTTTGTCTGTTTTCAACTTGTCTACGTTTTAATGCTGCAAGTTCACGTTGTTGTGCTGCTTTTTCCAACTGATCAAGTTCAGTTATTTGATCACGCGCAGTCTCTAAAGCTGTTGCTTTTGCTTTATTTTGTGCCTCTAATAATGCTGCTTCACTTCGGGCTGTAGCACCTTGACCAACATCTTCTATAAGACCACGCTGTTGTTGTCTATTTAATGCTTCACGTAACGACGCTTGTACAGGTTGTAGTTGTTGATTTAATATACGCTGTTCTTGTGCTTCATCCAGACCAAGCAATCCTAATGCTTGATTACGCTCAAGTTCTTTCATTCTATTTTTTTCATCAGAAGAAAGCCGGTCTACTCCTTGTAAAGCAGTTGCGCCAGCACTTACACCTTGTACCCCTGCCGCTAGTGCTTTCATCATTAATGCCATTGTTAACGGATCCATATTTTCCTCACATATAAAAACATTCTATTGCCACACTCCAAGATACTTGCTGACACTTACCAGCTGTACTGAAAGCATTTAACCCAATACCGTAGTTTAAAATACCAGAAGATAAATCAAAAAGATTGTGACCATTGGTTAAAAAACTACCGTCTATTAAAACATTTGCAGTTGATGTGCTAACCTGCTCTGGTACATAATGTACAACGTTATTACCCACATTAAAATCATTTTCATAACAAAAAAATCTTGTTTCTCCAGTTGTGCTATCATCTTTTTCTGATTGATGATTTATCCACCACTGAAAAAATATAGTTGCTGGTCTTGTTATGTTTAGTTGAATGTTTGTTAATGGAACAATTCTATTATTATTGGTTCCTGCGTATGTGTTAGGTGACATCCATCTAGTTACATAAGATGTGTTTTGGAACGTGCCACCATTATTTCTGCCACCAAAAACACCAGACACATTATTAGTAATATTAGTAACACTGTCATACCTTCCTTGCATAATATGTGCAGTTGTAATCCAAGCACTCGATGTATTTACATCACCCGCTACTAACTTTTGTGCTTTGTCTCGCATTGCATCAAGGTTATTTTTTGTGTCGGATGCTGTTAACGTTTCACCTGATGACCAAGTTTTAGGAAATGTAATAGCCATTATTCATCCTTCATCAAGATATACGAAAGTTGTAAGTTATCTATCTGTATACGATTATTAACTGTTGCTGGCGATGTAGGTGCTGCTGCCTGTTGTATTCTAAGTATATTGCCATGCACTGCGCCCGCATAAGAAGTATCATACAAGCCTTTACACATAAGTCTTAGCCCATATATTGTTGTATCACTTGTAAACTTATAGTAGTATTGCCCATAACCCATTCTAGCAGATGGAAACTTTTGTAATTGATTACTGGCTCCAGAACCTATATGGTAATCTAATGAATGATAGACTACCTCTGTAGCTTTTAAATCTTGTGTTTTAGCACCATAACCACCACCAGTTAAACCTGTATAATCTGTAACCATATCACCTTGACCTGGAACTTGTGTCCACGAACCACCAGATGACAATTGCCATTCTAACCAGATAACCCAACAGTTATTTGATAAATCTGCATTATACGGTGCTGACTTTGCTGTAACAGCCTGTGTAAAATGCCTATGTTGCCAATACACACGAAAAATATCATTTTGTTTTGCTATAATAAAAGCAGCACCACCATTATCAAATATACCTAATTGTGTTGCAGCAGCCGAAGATCCAACTGCATTTTCATTTGCTTCAACATATACAGTGGCTCCACTAAAAGCTATTAAATCTGATGATCCGCTTTGCTTTAAAATAATGCCTGACTTACCATTTGTTGCAGTTAAATTAAACGCTGGCTGATCTAAACCTTCAGTTCTAAAGTTATCTGCATCCATAGTAAAGGCTGTATTAACTGCTGTAAACTCTGCGTTTAATGCAGTAGATGTTAACTTATCACCACGTTTTATTCCTGTATTTTTAATAACACTCATCGCCAACGTCCTATAAATAAATGTGAAGGACAAACAACATGAAATATACCGTATGTTAATGAATCATATGTTGCATCACCCCTAGGAGCAGCCCTTATAAATACTTTTGCTGTATGACTTCCGCCTGTAGTTGGAAAAGAAGCGACCAATCTTGTTGATTGTATTGGTTGTGAAATTTTATAACTTTCAAGAACAACTGTATCATCCCAAACCATTCTTACTTCTATGTACTTTGTTGCTCCTAGAAATGATTGCACTATGTAATTAAAAAATATAAAAGAATATTCCCAATGGCACATACCTTCTTTAAATTTAGACACAGTAACTTCATCTATTTGCACCCATCCGCCATTGTAAGTTTCATATGATGGACAGCGCCAGCCTGAATTTGGATCTAATGTTGTATCGGCATTTATAGTTGGATCACTACTATTAGTTATTTGTACTTGATGAAAAGCACCAGCAACAACAGATGTTTCACCTATAAAATCATCTGGCAATGTTGTTCTGTCTAAGTCACCATTAAAAGAACTTTTATATGCGTTAAACCCTGCATTAAATTCTTTGTAATCAACAATAGCCTCATTTTCCGGTGATGCTTCTGTCCACTTCTTGCTCATGACAACCTCTTACCAGCAATAATACGTGTACCAGATACTGTATAATCAACAGCATAACCAATAACGATAACATCTACTGTTGTTTGTATTCTCCATCGGAACCAAGAACAACTACCGTTATGTACATCAAACCGTATTGGTGTAACCATAGGCTCTTCCCAGAACTTATCATCATCTAACTTTACCAAGTCATATACATTCTGGTCAGCAAAGTCTGCACGTTGTAACTTTACTCCGGTTGTGGTGCTGTAGGTGTTGTAATCATAATCTCTATAAACATCCATAGATATGGTTGTGTCTCCTCCTGTTCTAATAAACAGGTAAACACCGTGTACTTTCTTTTTAAAGGAAGGATCGCCCATATCCAGCCAAGCAGAAGCCATAGTACTAGTTGGTGGATCATCATCTACTATATTTTCTGATACAATCTTTTGCCCTAGTGACCTACGTTTTGATATAACAAACAATCCTGCAGGGTCATCATTAGATGCAGCACCACCGTTTCTTCCAAAGATTAAATCACCATCTGGATTTTTAACTATATTATTTACTGGGAAGCCTTCACGAACTGACCATACTTGTTTGTCTGTATGAAATATAATCCCTATATTATTTATAGAAGAACCATCTACACAAAAGTAACAATGCCATTCACGATGTTTTTCAGAATACACAGCAGTTGCTTGCGCTATGTTTGTTACATTCATACGTGATATTGTTTCTTGTATACCGTGCGAAATCTTTTTAACGTTAGTTGTATCTGAGTATTCTAAGTTACCACCAACAGCATAAACCCCATCAACAGTTAAAAATACTACACCTAGACCTGGCACCATTGTTACAGTATCTATTGCCCTAGTTCCTATGTGTTGTTGAAATGGTGTAGCAACAAAGTTCGGAAAGTCACCTTGAATAACATCTATGCTATTCTCTCTAAATACTAACATATAGCCAAAGTAACCAAAGAACCCTGTTATTCCTCCACCTTGCCTATTGCCAACAGTAATAAAATTTAATGCTTGATACTGGTCTGGCTTAGTAGGATTAGAATAATAAATAACTGTATCATTTGATTTACCACCATCAATAAACAAACAATCTTTATATATGCCAGTAAATCTACAATCTGTAGCAGGAAATAATACACTATCACTATTATCAGGCGCTACTGAGCCTAACGCTAAATCTGGTGTAGAATCAATATATAACCCTTCAAAGTTATTTGGTATATCGTTAACATAATAATATATGTCACCACTATTACCTGCATCATCGCTAAAGTTTTTTGTGCGATAAATACGTCTAGCAACTATATCATTATCACCTAATGGTATTTCTACTGCTAAAGCATATTTATATTCCGTAGCTGCTGTTGTCCATTCGACTATATTTGATGGAGAAGATAAAGGCGATTCAGAACCTGCATTATTAATATAAGAAACCCTGTATCTGTATTTGTTCTTTTTTGCATCTGTTGCAATACCCAAGCCTAATTCATTGTTTGTAAACCATACTGAAATACCATTTAAATTATTACTTGTTTGAGTTGGATCAACTATAACTTCCCATACTACAGGCGTGCCCGGCACTCTATGAAAACCTAAAGGATATATTTCCGGTTTAAAAGGATGTGAACTTGCACTATGATGTATAATTGGCCAAGCCCTATATTTTATTGGTTTATCATAACCATTAACTATACAAACAAACTGACCAAATGGTAAATACTGTGTAGATTGCTCGACTGCACCGGGTATAGTTCTATCAGATACTAATGCCTGTTTTGTAGGTGTCGCGCCGTGTTCAAACAAATGATACAACACACCACCAGCCTCAAACAAAATGCTGTCTTGTGCTCCTTGATGTCTGTTAAAATAAAACAAACTATCTACTTTAGCCATAGACTGAAAAGGAACCCAGTCATTACGATAGGTAAAATACATTTCATAGCCAAGTTTACTAGACCATCCACCAGTTATATCATCTGTTTTCCAGTTTACTAACTCAGATAAATGACTTGGTGTTTGTGGTTCTAACTCATTTATACCCGCAAGTTCATTGACTATTTGTTGTTTGTTTTCCATACTATGTTTGTATCAAAGGTGTGTAAAGAGGAACAGGATCAGTTCTACCACCATCCATAAATCTTTTAATGTACCGCTTAGCAATTGAGTTAAGGTATCTTTGCTCTATCTTGAGCATTTCTTGTGCAACTTTACGGTCATACAACGCCGCTTGTTGTTCATTGTTGTGCTTTATAAATACATCTCGAAGAGACATATATGCTAGCACGTGGTGACTTGCTGAGGGAAACTCAGGTGTATCGGCATCATCAATAAGTTTTTTGGGTCTGTACATATATCGTACTGTTAGTTCATAGTCCTGATCCTGCCGGGGATACATTCTTATTCTTTGTACATTACCATCAACACCATCATAAGCAGTATATGTTAACTCAAATGAATCATTAAAAGAAGTTAAATCAGTATCTGTAGCATATTGTAATGTACCATTACTGGTAGGCAAATACTCCAATTGCGCATTACCACTACTGCTTTCAGGTATATTGTAAAATTTGTTTATTCCTGCTTCTGTGCATCGAACATAGACACGTCTTTTCATTCCTGATGTATTGGGTATTGCTGTTATTGTTAATGCAGGTATTTGTGTATCAGCCAATACAATACTTGTAACTGGAGACAAAGCACTTTCTCTTCCAGCAAAGACATATGATACAGCAAACTCTAGTGTTCTTGCACCTCTACCAGAGCCACTGGTTACTGCTGTTATTGTTGGTGCTTTTGGTGGTACTAATGAATAATCATCAAAAGGAACCCAGTAGTTCGGTATATTAACTTCGTTTAATGGTAGGTTCCAATACTCATCTTCATACCGTGTAACAGGAACCATACGTCCAGGTTCTGCAGGTGTCATTTGCATAGACCGTTTAAGGACTTGCATAATCTCTACGCAATCTTGTGGCATATCAAGATAACGGTACTTTACTGTAGCATCTGGTGTACCACTAGCAGCAACGTATGCAGAAGTTAAATAGGCTGTTGTTGCTGAAGCAACCCACGCTACTGTATATTCTACATCCAGTATATCTATAACCTGTCCATCCATACTACCATCAGTAGGAAACTGACCAGCACCACCAGTAGTTATAGTAGCAGAGTTTTGAATTACAGTTACTGTAGTTAAAGACAAATCTTTTGTGGCATCAACAAGAACTTGTTTCTGTGCAAACGTAAATGGTTTCTCAGAAAATAGTTTAAAGTAGTTTTCGTTTATTATGTCGTTTAACTGATTTTGATAAGAAGTAATAGAAGGTTGGTAATCCAATATGTTACCGATATATTCACGGATTTCAGATAGTTTCATACCAACCTCCCATTAAAACAAACTGCCCGTTGCGGGGCGGGCAGACCCCATTAGGGTTTTTAGAATTGTTTCAAAAAGATAACAGTAGATTGTGCCGCAGCAGCCCCACTTGCTACATCATCAACTGCAATTGCAACAGGCATTTTGTCGTTAGCGTGATGACCATACAGGTACAAAGTACCAGCAACAGCACCAACACAAAGATAATCTCCAGCTGAGATAGCAGCAGAACCTGCTTGATCTTTACCTTCGACCTGTGCTTCACAGATACCGCTAATGCAAACACGAATGTCCTCACCAGAAGCAACTGTTTCTAAAGCAACCCCAATGGCTGCTTTATTTGCAGGTGACTCAATAACTTTAATGGCACATTCAGAACCACCGCCATCAACAACGTCAAATACTACAAGATCACCTTCTGAAATAGCACCATCAGCAACAAATGTTTCTATTTGCCGTCTGTTGGAAGTATCAACATCAAGAGCGACACCATCAGAATCTGTTATATCAAGTTTTTGTAATAAAGTACTAGTAGCCATGATTAAGCCTCCCCATTCAGTAACACACCCAAACCAGCAAGGTGACTTGTGGCTAACTGTGTACGAACCATAATGTTAGAAGATGCAGCAGCGTATCCTGAGATACGTTCCATATCACTCATTTCAAAGTGAGCATCTTTATCGAAATAAACTGTAAATAGTTTAGAGTTTAAGAAGTACATAGATACATCGTTTGTATTGGTTGCATCTTTAAATCCAAGACCATTATCAATATACATTGCCGCGCCATTGTACATAAGAATAAGTTTACCTACAATGTCTTTAGTTTGTTCAGCAGAAGTATATCTTTCTTGATCTGTTAACTCATTACGATACAATTCGTAAGAAGTTGGAGAAGCAAGAATAATATCTATTTCGCCTTCTGGTGCATAAATCTGTGTATTAATCATAAGATTACTCATAGATTTTAAACCAGTTGTTGCAAAATCAGTAGTTACTTTTGCAGTTTGATTATTCCAACTATCTTTAAATGTATTTCGACTAATACCACCAACATTACCTGAAGTTTGAGAACCAAAATCTTCTTGATGTAAAAATCCACTTGTATTAGCAGCAGCAACAGCACCCCAAGCACCTGCAGTTTTTACCCCAACACCATTCAGTGTATTAAGTTCACTTAGTACTGTTGAGTTACCAGTTACAGTTTGCTTACACCATTCACGTTTCAACATACCCATAACAGATTTAAGACGCGCTTCAGCAATACGAATGATTGCACGGCTACCCTTATTACTAAGTTGTTCTTTCTCAGTAATAACTACAGGAGCCACAAAATCACACCAGTCAAAAGAAGCAGTGCGAAGTGCATCTTTAACGGCTAGATTAACGCTTTCATAACCAGTTGCTAATTGTGTAATGTTAGAATGTTCAGCAAGAATTACAGGATGGTCTACTTTTTGACCACCGTCTACCATCTCGACATTACCGGCTCTTTGAACTGCTTCAAGTAGCGGTATAGTACGAAATGTATTGTCAACCTCTCGATCACGCAAAATACGTAGGGTCGACGCCAGAATATCATATTGGATACCCATATCGTTCACCATAAAATAAGATTATATTTTTGTATTGCGCGTGTCCGTGTTCGGGGCGGTGCCGTCAGCGTATCCTTTAGAGGGTCTTATGGCACACTAATTTAATACACAAATTATTTCTTTTGTGCAAGTAAATACTCATATATATCTTGTGCAGACATTTTTGTACCTTCGGGAGGTGCGGTCATACCCGACTTTTTGCCACTACCAATACGTGCGGCTACCTGTCGATTTATTTCCTTGCGCTGTTTTTGTTGCTGTTGTTGTTGCAGTGCGCTTTGCTTTGCTCTCTTACCTGATACTATCCAATAACCTTGTTCTAGGTTTAGGCTATCATCTGACTTTAACAACTCATAAACTTCTTTTCGTAAGCTTTCATCTGTGCGCAATTCTGGATGCTCATTCATAAAGTCATCTACCTTGCGACTTGATTGTGCTTTCATTTGCTCTTGATACATAGGTTCTAATACAGCCTGCAGTTTCTGAGCAACAAGTGAGTTAATATAGTTTTCCATACTCTTGTTATCAAAAGGATCAAACTCTTGTCCTTCTGCTGCTGCTGCTTGAGCCTGTGACTGCAACGCTTTAAATGCTTCTGAGTTAGTAAGACTAGATTGTAAATCTTCTACTTTCCTACGCTCTTGAGATAGTGCTTGCATCTTACGAGTATAATCAGCACGTAAAGAACCCATTGCTCTTTGAACTGATTCAGGCATAGAACTATAAACGCTGTCCCAACTTTCACCTTCTTGTAAAGTTACATTCTCGTACGATTTATTTTGTTCTTCTTTTTTGTTCTGCCAATTTTGTTTTTGATGTTCTTTTTTCTTTTCGTGATGCTTGAGTATAGCCTCAACACGTTGTTCATACTCATCTTGTATTGGTGGAGCACCGGATGATGCTTCTATATTCTCTGCTAATGTTGGTGCTTCTGCTTGCTCTGCTGCTTCTACAGTACCGCTATTTGTAGCTTCTTCAGACATTTATTCTCCTATAGTTTATAAAATTTATTTTTAAATCGTGTTAACGCTGCCGGTGCATACTTGACGAACTCTGCACTCCTCTGCCTGCTGGCCCGCTACTTCCTGACCACCTTTCTTTGTAATAATTAAGAACTGGTTGAATTGCTGGATTAGTAGGTGTGTTTTTATATTCAGGCCAATATTTAACACTATCATCATCATACCTTGGGTGTCTCCATTGATAACTTTCTAGTTCATCTATATCTACAGCATTAACTCTTTCATTTGCCCAACGGGCAGCATATTGGTCTATAAGGTAAAGCTCTAGAATGAAATCTTTTTGATCTGCTGGTTGCAGTTTATCAATTTCTTTTCCAAACTGTTCTTTTTCAAAATTCGGAACTTGCATACCAGCAGCCAACCTGTATTCATCAAAGTCTGGACCATAAGTAGGTGCTCTACGTATCTTTTCTTCTAACAGAGTGTCACCCTCGATTATATTTCCAGTCCAGCGCCTATACGGAAGGCCAAACCCTTCTAGGTCAGTTCCCTCTGGCCATCTTGTTTTTAAATAATCATACGCACTTTTCGTTACAATTTCTCCCGGAGGAAATTCTTCTACTGATAATTGCTCAATAGCAAAATCTTGTGGATTACCTACACCGTATTCTTTTTCAACCAAGCGCATTGCTTGTTTATCACCTTGCGCTGCTTTTTCCATAACGTCCATTGGTACTGGCATTACATTCTCCCTGCAAACATAGCGTCCATATCTTCTGGCATAGGCTCTTCTACTACCACTTCTTCTTCAACAACTTCTTCGTCACCCATTATAGTATTGCTTTCCAAGAACTTTTTAAATGTCTTGTCTTTGGCTAGATTACGTAGTTGTCCAGCGACCATTGCTAAGTCTCTGTCATCACGAATAGACTGCATATCTAATTCAAAATCAACACCAGCATCAGCGGCAGCAGTAGCAACCATATTCAATAAAGTAACAAACTCTTCTGGAAAGATTGTTATATCCTCTTCAAACTCCGGATAACTTTGCTGAAACATTTCGAGTACAACATTAAGTTCTTTAACCAAACGGTTTAGTGCGTTTTTTGTAAACTTGCCTTCTGGTACAATCATAGTTGCTTCTCTGAGGACATCTTGTTCTGCACCAACCTCTTGTGCTTGTGCTAGTAAATCAGTGGGGATACTCATTTTATTCTCCTGTTATGGCTTTTGCTGCTTCAGCAAAAGAACCAGTTTGTTTTTTAACTCTTTGAAATGTTTCTACTTGTTTATCGTGCTCAATGCCGTCATTATGAACAACCTGTTGATGATCGTCTAGTTCCTTTTGTGATACTGGACGCAGGTTTTTTTCTTTCATAACTTTTTCGCGGTGCATACTGTTTTCAATATACATACCAAGGCCACGATCAAAATAGCCGTGACTATCACCCCATCTTGCAGGAGTGTTAGCCCATAACGAGATTTGCCGCTCAACTTTTTTATCACATATTTCACATATCTGTTGATCTGCCTCTTCCCAGTCACAAATAATTTGTTGAGGTTTATCGCAAGATTTACAGTAATAATCATAAATAGGCATAGTTTATCTTTCACGGTAGGAATTGTTGTATGTCTTGCGGTGACGGTTGACCCTGCATACCAGCAGATGTTGTTTGTTGTTCTTGTGCTGGTGCTGGTTGTTCTTGCTGAGGTTGCTGTGCTGCACCTTCCAAAGCCTCTAAGAACGATTGCGGTAAATCCATCATACGTACTAAGTGTTGTAGTATTTCTGGAAGAGGAACGCCCAGTTCAACCAGTGTTGGCATAACTGCTAGAAACTCTTGCTTCTTAACGGCTTCTGATACTGGAGTAGCACCACTATCATTTGCATAAAATCTAAAGTCACCTGTTATGTCATCAACATTTATTGTTTTAGGCATACCATTAATAATAATAACATCACCATCATCTTTGATATACAACTTCATTATTGAGATATATACTTCAGCAATGTATTCAATAGCACTGTCTCGCTCTCTGGCTAAACGTCCTATCTCGGAAGAAGAATATGCAGCAAGAGCAGTTATCTCTGTAGCGGTTGCCCGTGAGGATTCACCTCTTGTAAACGGAGCTAGTACAGAACCGCGCTCGAAATCATCTTGAACCTGCTGCACATAACGTTCAAGTTCGGCAGGTACTGGAGTATGTGGCACGGGAGATATAGACCCTGATAAAGTCTGTCCTTGGCTTAGTTCTACCTCGATAAATTCCCCATCTACCCCTTGAGATAATTTTGACATTGCCTCCGCATCAAAAACACCAGCCTCTACCACCCACTGTCTCGCAGCTCTACGAACCATCGAAGCCTGATAGGTACGTAGTATGTTCACTTCCTGAACTTGATCGTATACTCTACGTAAAGCGGAATAACCACGCATAGGCACATCTGGCTGCCTACTGTAATACAACGGTATAATGGGGCTTATCGGATGCCCCGATGCATCTTTAAATGGTATCTCACTATACTTAACTTCTTTTATTTCGTCTGTTCCTTCTGGCACCAAAATACCATCATACAAGTATTTATCTCCATCTTGGTAGTCAGGGGACCAGACCATCATTTTGTCATTCACTAGGTCATAGAACTCTATAATCTCAACGTATTGAAACTCTGGTTCACTATCTTCTAAACCTTGTTTGTTGTAGCCGTCATCTTCATCTACTCTATCAAGAAAGCGTATAAGAGGATGAGCACTAAACTTCTTCGGCCCATATTTGTCTCTGGCTTCTTTAAGCGTCAAATAATAACGATGTCCAATAAACTTTTGATCTCTCCATCCTGTTGCATCTGTATCAACAATTATATCCCAAGGGGCTACGGCGCATATGGTAACTCTTTGAAATGGGTCTGGGTGATCATTGGGTATTAACTTTAAATAAGCATTGGGGTAGATAAGCGCTAAACGAGAAGCATCTTCTAACTGTGTCCGTATGTTATCCATAAAGTTATTGCACAACGTCTGAACGATTTGAGCATTACCTTCACCACGCACATCACTCTGTACTACAACGGAAGGGGAGCGAGCAAACAGCGAAGCGATGTATCCCTCTACAAACTCGTAAGCACGGGACGTTTCGATAACTACCTGCTGTGGTGCCTCTAGTTTATTCCAATACCGTGTCATATATGCGGCGCGTAATTGTCTAAGTTCTGCTCTGGCTTCATCCCAATACTTAGAATGATTGCGGTAATACATTTCAACGATACGTGGCTTCATACGTTTTTCTTCCAAGGTATAGGTTGATCTTTAATCTTCTTTGCTCTTGATTCAGAAATTAGCACATCCATTAAGTTACGTCTAGCCAAAGTTAATTTGCGCCTTGGTATATCACGTAGGCATCGATAGGCTAACGCAAGAGACATAGCCAGGTCATCGTGCATACCTCTTGGGGCTTCTGGACATATCTTAGTAACAACCAATGCTCTTAGTTCAGCAAGGACTTGTATGTCCATCTTCATTATCATTCCTTGTGTTACATACTCGCGCAAAGTTTCATAAGCATCAAGTTTTGATTTTGTTGTTGTTGTCCAATCTTTCATATTGTGGTCTAGCCATAAGTTCTTATATCCCATATGTCTTAAACGATATAAGACAACGTGACCGTGGTTATTGCTTTCACATAAGACACGAGCATCATTAAACCATTGTGCTATCTTTAATACCACATCAGCAAATCCAGAAGGACTAATTAGATTATTACGATAGTGATAAATAGGCTGTAGTGTAGCCATAGAAATAACAGATATAGTAGAGTAATCACCACCAACACCAGCAGCAACATCAACACCGATTGCGTAAACGTCATCGTCACGGGGTTCTTCGTACAATCTTTCGTTTCCATCAAAATGTATTCCCTCTATTTCACGTATATCATCTAAGGTAAAATAAGTAGAAGCAGCAAAATGGAACGCATCATCTAGGCAACCCGGATATTCTCTACGAAACTTTTCCAATCCGATGGTGGCTATTTGTTGTCTTCTCCAGTTTAACTGGTCATATGAACAACCATAAGAACGTATCAAATACTTTTCCTCTTCGGTTGGTTCAAAGTCTTTTGGTGCTGGTAATCTATACTTCTCGTGATCGTGCCACCAGTAACTGATTAGATGCCAGCCATTCTCAGGAGCACCCATAATAAGGCGATGAAAGACATCACCGGGCTTATTAGGAGTACTTTCAATAATAATCTGGCCTTCGCCAATCGTGGCGATAACCTGCGCCAACATCTCTTCCCCGTCATCATAAAATGCAAACTCCGATAAATGAACTGAAGACAAAGTAAACGATCTGGTACCACCCTTACTTCCGGCAGTAAATGAGCAAAGCTGTGCGCCGGTCTCTGAAAATTCCAGTGTAGTACTATTGTCTATACTTAGACTCTTACGCAATATATTCGGCAGCGAGTTGTGCATCATACTATCCATCTTTCGCAGATGCTTTGCTGACCGTTCGTGGAAACTAATTACACCAAACTTTAAAGGGTCTTTGGTCTGATACGTACTCCATAGCGCATACGCCCTAAGCACGGTACTTATACCAATCTGCCTTGGCTTCAATATGATAACCTTCTTATGCTTCTTTAACTTGCCCAACAATGCTATCTGTTCATTGTTAGGAGTAAAGTTTACCAACTTACCAGAATACTTGTCTTGTATCTTTAACAACTGTATGAACTTTACTGGATCATTTAATACAGGCTCTAACTCAACACGTATCTTCTTTGGTAACTTCTCAATCATACATCGCCTAACAAGATAGTATACGTAAATGTATCCCAACCATTGACTCGCCTTTGATCCTGACACAAATCAATAAACTGGTCAAAGTCATACGGATCCTGAAATACTGTACAACCAGCACTATACCGCTCTACCTTGTCTATCTTCCTGCTTCCACTAGCACGGTGTATGTTTATTCCAAAATACCCCTCATATTCTGTACCATCCATATCAAGCACTGTATCTTTATTATTATCCCGCCACACCTTTACTTTACCGTTTCGCTGGCAAAGGGCTAGATACTTGCCTCTATGTAAATCTAACTTGTACACGCCTCTACACTGCTGAGGATGCACCAATATAGCAGTACCCTGCACCCTACTTGGCTTATTCAAATGATACTGACCCGGATCTGTTGTACAAGGAAAGTTGTATTCTATCCATCTACCATCTTCCTTATGAATACAGTAAATCCTGTCATCAAAACTATTCGCCTCTGTACTCGTACTACGCAACGCTATTATATTTAAATCATAATCTCTGTCACCTGTAAACGTAACAAAACCAGCATCACGAACCTTCTTCAACAACGGTGGCTCTACTGAACCATGTATTATCTTTTGCATCCTATCTCCTATATCCATTCTTCTTCAGGCTCAGGAGGATTGTATAAAGCAACATTTATCTTAAATCCCCACAAACCCTTCTTGTAACTTTTACGACCCGCAATAAACTGTATCTGACTATCATCCTTGTACACTATACCATTAAGCGCATCACATACACTCCCAAAACAATTCTGTATATCCCTTCTTCTCTTATCACCAAACACCACCTCCACCGTCATACTTACAGGCTCATCCGTCGTTACCCAGCCACACCTAGCCATACTTTGATTGGCCAACCAAGCAACATAATCCTCAAACTCCTGTAACTCTTTAGGCTTGTACATACGGTTATGACGGATACCCATATTATTCTTTTTCGACGGTATCTTCTTCTGGCCCACTATCGCCAACATCTTCTTCTCCCACAAACCAAGATATAGAACTAACCCCTGTTAACTGATGCTTCTCAAACCAATGGTAACTCTTCAAATACCTAGCCTTCCTTCTTCCCTGCCTCGGTATTTCTTCCACCACCAAACGCTGTGTATCACTTATATTACCTCTATGATGCTCACAATGTGCAACCACCAAACCTAAGTCAAACACCTTGCCCTTTATCCAATGAGGCACACTGTTAGCATACTTAACTTTATTATATACGTATATGTGATAATCTCGGTGAGAACCGCACAATAGCACCAACTCATCCATATACAAATCAATCAACTTCTTATCATTCATAACTAAACCCGCTTACTAGTTATAACTACGCTATCACATTTTATAGCAGCCTTAGCAAATTTTTCTGG